GTTACATAATTAAGGGTCAGGATCGATGCTGACCAACCTAAAATAACAACACGTACCAGGGTAGATACCCCTTCATCGGCCCACTCAAATTTGTTCTTTTTGGTTTCCTCTTTCTTCTGTGGATTTGATTCCATGAATATAGAGGTAAGGCAACTCTATTTATCTACTATGGTCTTTCTGGTTCTGTTCTATCTGCTGCCTTATCAATAACACCAAGTTCTAATGCTTGTGCAACCTGGTGATCTCTACCAACTGCAATCGCAATAGAGTTATCATTACAATAAGCAGTATTTAACTTAATAATTTCTTCAATAGCAATGCGAGCACGGTTGTGCGCTGCATTACTAATCCAATGATCAACATCAAAGGCAATATACTCCATTGCTGTTTTCTCAGTGTCTGTTAATGTAACTGTATAATCTGCCATTTTTATATGAGTTGTGTGTTTTTTTATTTATTGATTATCCAATCAAATATCCACCACAATGCGTATATGGTGTGTTGTAAATGAATGATGATGTACCAGTTCCATTGCGTGCTACAAAAGTAACCTCATCATTTACTGCTAAATCAACAATAGCATTAACTGTTGTTTGTTGGAAAGTTGTAGTAGCTGGATCACACATATCATTACTACCTACATACTGAGATCCATTTTTATGAATTTGTATCTGGAAATCACCATTATCCGCCCTCTCCATCATAGCACTACAGTAAAAGAAATACTTTCCTGCTACGGGAGCAGTAAATACCCCTGTGGTATTGTTGAAGTCAGAACCAGTGTCATGTTTCTCAGTCCAAGGTGCAAGAGTAGCAGCTACACCACTAGTAAAGGTAAAATTACCATTTTTTACACATTGAAAAGATGGTTGACTGGGTGTTGTTAAAATACCATCAGAATTTATACGTACTTTTTCATCAGATATTTCTACTCCAGCAGCATCATTAGTTGCTCTAAAAGCAAAGATCATATCAAGATCATTATAAGAATCTTGCCTCTGGACAAAGATACCTGCTTTGGAATAATCACCAGTGCTACCACCAGCAACAGTAAATTTAATTCCAACACTACTTGAATTATTAGTGGATTGAGTTGATGCTATCATCATTGTAGGATCTGAACCCCACAATAAAAGGTTTGGACTGCCATGCTGTGATGGTATTTTTGCACCTTGTGCAATACGACCAATGCTATCTATACGAAGTCTTTCTGTTGATGATGCACCATCAGCATTTCCTGTATAGAACTCCATATTTCCACTGGAACCTCTTATCTCAAGATCATTTCCTCTTAATTGGAATAATGATTTATATTCCCCACCATCATTGAGTTTTAATGTAGGAGTGGTATCGTTTTTGAGTTCTAATGTAACTCCACCATCAGAAGTGGGAGCACTGGTTCCGATGCCGACATCACCACCAGAAGTTACAGTGATTTCATCAGCACCAGCACCATTATAATTTATTCTAAAAGTATTATCAGTCCAAGTATATGCCATCCAGTTATTGGTGGAATTTGTTGCTTCTGAAGCAATAATTCCCTTGACCATAAGTTTCTGGGTTGGATTGGCAACTCCAACACCAAGATTACCTCCAGTCCAAACTAAGTTATTACTACCATCAATCTCTAAACTATTGCTACCCTCAACTAATCTATCAGCAGGAGTAACACCTAGACCAATCCACTTTGCTCCATCCCATTTGTACGTGATAGATCCAGCAGTGAACGTATCATTTGTGCTGGGACTTGCGGGAAAATTGATTGCCATTTCTTTTTATTCTGGTGTCTCCAAAACTATTTAGCGTTAGCTACAGAAAATGGCGACTCAGCAAAAGCTACAAAGATATAGTTGTAAGAAGCATCATTTGTCCAGGTATTATTCTTTCTACACTTAAATCCATTTGAAAGAAGATCAATATGATTTGTAGAAGAGTCTGCTCCTGCTGGACTAGAAAGATTTTCTGGTCCTTCAAAATCAGGGAATAACTTTTGAGTACATGGATTGTATGGATCTCTAGCACTATCTACAAGGATCCATGCTGAATCATCTAAGTTAGTAGCTTTTATCAGAACCCATGCTGGTCTAAATCCACAGTAGACGAACGTGCCGTCATCATTTGAACGGCCTTGAAAGGCACCGATCTTACTATAACCTCTAATCTCTGCCCAACAATATGCTACATATGCTTCACCTGCTCCAAATCCAGATGCCATAGTAAATACTTGATCTGTTGGTTCAGTATCATTCCATATATTAGAATTTGTTGTAGCGTCAGCAGTTGTATCCAATCTAATATTTTTACCTGCACCTAAATTTGCATGATAACTATACCACCCCGTGGTTCCATTGCGTTGTTTAGTCACAATGAATGATGGTTTTTTACCCAAACCATGACCCAAGGTTTTATTACCAGCAACCATGGTTCCAGTTACAATACTGAATCCTGCTTCTTGGTTGGCAGAAACTTGAGTTGCAATTGACCCATCATTATTAGTTACTGGAGCACCACCAGCTTTCCAGGACCAACCAACGTATGTGTCTCCAGGATCATTAAGATTATTCCATGTAGTAACATTATAACCTGTCTTACCGAAGTTTACAGATCTAGCTGTAGTTCTAGCAGTAATTCCACTTTCGTTATTAGCATATAAAGTTTCACCAACACCACGTACAACATCAAAGAAGACATGATTGTCTTGGAAATTCCTTGGTTTAATCCATACTAGTCCTGGTTCAAAACCAGTATATATGTTTCTAAAATCACCATTTCCTGTCCAAAGATTACATTTGAAATGTTTTCCAGGATCAATACCTGACTCATCTATCAAGTTAGTATCACATAAAGCATTGTATCCTGTAGGAACTTCAAACTTAAATAATCCTTTTCCACTAGCATCAGCAAAAGTTCCTGCTGATGTTTCATTACCAAACGAAGGATTCTGACCGAAGTTTACATGTACTTGTTCTGTGGCACCACTAGATCTAACTCTCCACGCGGGTGTGATATAAGCAGTTGGTAAATTGCCATTGAAATCTGATGTAATTGAATACCCTCCAGTACCAGCATTAGGATTAGCACTGTTTGCCCATGTTCCATCAACATGCCAATACAAGATGTTATTGTCAAGGTCAGCAGCACATCCAATAATATGGTAATCACTATTACTCCATCCAGCACCATAATTTGTGGGTCCTTGTCCTCGGTAAACTTGTCCCTGCTTATGATAAGAAATCCCGTTGTAGTTAGCACCAGGATAATTAGCCATACTACCACCAATTGATCCAATGCCAACCATTTCATCATTATAAATTCTAGTTTCCCAATACCACTTACCAGTACGGACTCCCATGTTTGCCTGAACAACCTTATCATTAAGAGCAGATTGTGCTTTTAGATTACCATTACTAAATGTTACTTGATTTGTGGCACCACTATTGAATTGATACAGTGGATTTAAAGTAGCAAAATTATTGATACATGTGTCAGGTGTTACTCTACCCTGTTCAATATCTACTGGGAAGTAAGGTTTGGCGATATCAAATGGAGCAATATATTTTGCTACACCTTTGTAGATACGCATGTCAGTCATGCATCCTCTCCAGTTCTCAAGATCTTTATCAGCATCCCATGCTCCCCAGCATGGAGATCCATCAAAATTTAGATTAGATGCATAACCATAGAAATGTCCGATAGGAACACCATTCAAGAAGATACGAAGTATATCATCTTCTCTTGATACTGCTACATGAGACCATTGATTTAATGGTAGATCATATGTTGTGTTATATGCAGATGTACTGCCATCATTAGTTCCTCTTGAGTTCCATCTCAATACACCACTACTGTGTCTCATCAACTGCCAGTTTTCATTGTTGACAGCACAACTAATAATTTGATGTGTTCCTGATAGTGTACGTGGTTTTACCCATGCTTCAATTGTGAAATTTCCTGTTCCAAAATTAAAATCAGAAGAACCAGACATAGTAATACTATCCCCTGTGTCTTCAAAAGAAATAGCACTACCATAATGAGATGCTGGATTAGCACTTTCAAAAACACTTCTCACACCACAGTCATTATTAATAGTAAGAGTATGGTTTGATCCACTACCTTTAATATCAGCAGAGTAATCTTGTATTGTTGTTGCTTTTACAGAGACATTATCATACGAGGTAGGTCCAGCTGGGTGAGCGTATAATGTAATGTTTGTGGATGTTGTATCAGCAGTAAAAGTTCCTTTAAATGATCCACAAGAAAAAGAATATCCAATGCTGGTGTTTAAATCTCCAGAAGAGTTAACGTATACTTGACCATGAGATCCTTCAATTTCAGTAACATCAACTGACAACTCATAAGTTTGACCTACAACAGTAGTAATTACTTGAGTTGCAACTTCGGCACCTCCACCTCTAGTAGCTTTTGCTGTTCCATCAGGTTGATGAGTAAGAGAATTGCTTGGTTGTGCTGTCCAACTACTTACGTCAGTATCAAAAGTTCCATTAGTAATCAATTCAGATCCTGTTGTTGGTGTATTGATACCAGGAATAGCAAGAACTAAGTTAGCAGCAAAAGGATCACTTCTTAATTGACTTACAAAATTATCAGAAGTTGATGGTATACCACACTTAGGTTGTGGTAGTTCTTCTCCTTTTAGTTTAATGATACTGGTAGGAGTAGTATGAAAATCATATCCAGGATTAGAAGTATCATTCATAGGAAGATAGAATCCGTTCTGTCCGAATCCACCTCTCCTATCAATAGTTTCTTTAACTGATCTTGGTAATCTTGGTCTCCAAATACCATCAACATCTATTGTATCGCCATTTCCATTAATCTGATATCCAAGTTTATGTTTAAAAAATCCAAATACTTCTGGTCCTAATGCCTGACCATCTACAATATAGAAATCAAAAAATTGTCCGTCAAATGTAGTTGTACCAGCATTTTGCTGTACTCTACTTCCAATATAACTTACATAATTTTCATTATTGAAGAATGAATATTCTGTAGTATCTAAACCAGTGCTAGTATTGTTTTGAACTAGAGATCCATTGATATAAAATTTTACTCTAGTATTTGCATTGTCTCCTTGATCAGTAAATGATACACAAAAATGCGACCACGCATTAGGGTCCCTTAGAAGTGGTTCGGTACTTAATGAATAATTTTCTGGGTCAGATGCGTTGTCTAAGTTAAGTCCAATCTGACTTCCGTTGAAATAAATTTCGTTATAAACATTTGATGGTGATCCGTCATCATCACCAGCACCAAATATAGAAGTATAACCTTGATCAACATTATTATTTTTCATCCACCAGGATGCTGTCCACTTTTTAACATCACCTCTGTGGGTAATTACTCTCTTTAAATGTTCGTTTGCCATTTATCAACCCAGTGTAGTGGAGCCAGAAGGAACGTAGTCAGTGAAGATCTCTACCCACTCAGTACCGTTATATACTTTGTAAGCATTTTCTACAGTATTGAAGTATTGATCTCCTTCAGTATTGTTGCTAGTTGGATCACTAGCAAGGGCACCTAACATCTTTGTGCCGTTGACATATAGTGCCATTAGTTTACCTCCTGAAGCATGAACTTGTACTTCTTACCGCTCCTTCTATTTATTAGGAACAGGTCTTCCTCACCCTCTTGAATTGTGTACTGACCCCAAGTTCCATCTACATCATTAGCACCACCCTCGTTAGATAGTTGAAGGTCAGCAGAGTAGATGTTCGCCCAGCGAGCAGATGCTGAACCTAAATCATAAGTAGCATCAGCTCCTGGTAAAATTTCATTAAACTGAGCGTTACCATTAGCTAATATCTTAGAAGTTTGTGTACTGCTTCCTGTAGTATATCCATTCCATAAAGAACCAGAAGGTCTACTTACATTCATAAAACCACCAGGTCTAATCTTAACACCTGATTCATTTCCATTATTTGCGTTTCCACCAATTTTAAGATCATTATCAAAGGTTGATACTCCAACTACACTCAGTGTGCCATCAAGAGTTAAATCAGTTGGCAATCCGTTTGGTGAGGCATCAACCCACTGAGCACTGCCGCCAGATCCTTCATCATAGTATACGAACATGCGTCCGTCGTCTGTGTCATACCAGAGGTCTCCAGAGTTAGCAGAAGAAGGAGCAGTGGAATCAACAGCAGCTCCGCCACCGATCTTACCCCAGTTAGCACCATCATATCCTTCAAATACATCATTGTCTGTGTTATAACGTAGCATACCTTCAACAGCTGTAGCTTGTCCTGACTGTCCAGGTTGCTGTGCATCAGTACCAGCAGGTATTAGTATGTGCGAAGTGCCAGTAAGATCAACATTACCAGATACTTCTAGTGCTGTAAGAGTACCTACAGAAGTAAGAGCAGAAGTAGTAACACCATTACCAAGAGAAACAGCACCAGAAGAAGGTCCAATCTGTGTTAAAGATAACATCTCAACAGCATTTCCAGATCCATTAATGATGTTGTATGTCTTACCGTTGACAAGTTCCATGTCCTCAGAGGACTGCCAAGCATCACTAGCATTAGACCATGTAAATGTATGATCATTTGGATTTCCTTTTAAGATAATACCACCACCATCAGCTGCAGTATCAGAAGGACCGATAGCACTGAACGTTGGTGTACCAGATCCTGTTACGTTGTTAGAAAGTGTCGCTGTGTTGCCAGTGATACTTACAATTGTTGTGTTACCAGGAACTGTAACACCAGCAGTGTTAGAAGTAACTGCCATACCAGGAATCAATCCTAGAGTTGGTGAGATAGCAGAGATGTTTGCTGATCCGTCAGTAGTTGTACAAGTGAACTGTGTACTTACAACCTTAGCAAGTTCAATATTTTTATCTGCTACTTCAAGAATGTTTGACTTGACAATAGTTTGAGTACCATTGACAATAATATCTCCTTTGACAGTGAGACTACTGTTAACAGTAACATCATTGTTAAGAGTAATATCAAAGTTAGAATCTCCCTTAATCCAATATTCAGTACCAGATCCAATAATAAGTTGTCTATCTCCAGAAGCATTAGGTGGAGTATAAGTAGCATCATTAACTGGATTACTACTATCAGCAGGACCGATTAGAACATTACCACTACCACTACAATTGTAACCAGCATAGAATCCAACACAGACGTTTGCATCGCCCGTAGTGTTTGTTTCTAATGCATTAGCACCCAATGCAACGTTGCCATCACCAGAAAGATTACTGAGCATTGCAGATCTACCCACTGCAGTATTGGCATCTCCAACACCAGTAGATCTTAAAGAGTGATATCCATATGCTGTATTTCCAGCACCAGTATTTGCAGTCAGTAAAGCTTCATATCCAGTCGCTGTATTTTGAGAACCAGCACTGACAGAGAACAATGCTTGTTTACCCACTGCAGTGTTCGTAGCGACTGCACTTGTTCCTCTACCAACAGTCATTGGATCAGTAGATCCACCTCTAATTAAGATATCAGAGTTAGCAATGTCAATTCTAGCATTACAAGTAAACAAGTCAGTGCTAGCACCACCAACTGTCATATCTTTTTCTACAACTAAATCACCACTGACAGTTGTAGTACCAGATGTATTACCAATTTCAATCTGAGTTGCAGCACCACCAAATTGAATTGACTGAGCACCAGAATTAAGTAGAGCAAAACCAGTAGATGTGGTTACTAAACTAGTTAAGATAACAGGACTAGTTTGGAATACAAGATCATCAGTACCAGTTGTACCACTGATTAAAGTACGAAGTTGAGTAGCAGTTGTAGAGGAGAATGACGCAAGAGTGTCAGATTTAAATGCTACATCGCCACCAACTCTAAAGTTTACATTGACATTTCCAGTAGCGTTATCAGATGTAAGAGTTAGATCATTATTAATGTCAACTGTTTTACCAGATTGAACATCAAGAACAGCAGAAGCAGTAGAAGCAATCTCCAATCCATTAACAGAAGTTGCTGTGGCAGCACCAAGTGTTGGTGTTGTAAATGTTGGATTGGTTAAGGTTTTGTTTGTTAAAACTTGAGTTTCATTTTCTGTAACAACTCTATTGTCAACAGATCCATCCCAAGATCTCCAGTATCCACCACTCTCATGCCATTGGAATCCTTGATATGCTGTAACAACTCCATTACTATCAGTAATTCTGTTTACTTGAATACCACCATCAGCACCAACAATACTATTTCCTTTTCTCAGTTCAATAATATTATCTTCTACTTGTAGAATACTGGTGTTAAGAATAGTTTGACTACCACTAACAACTAAGTCACCGCCAATAGTTACTGTGGTTCCATCATCAGTAATAATACTATCTGATAATTGATTGTTACCAGAGTCCCACTTCGTTAATGTGTTTCCACTTAGGTTACTATAATTTTTTAATTCAAAATCTGTTCCCGATAATACCAGACCACCAATAGGATTAACATCCAAACTAGCACCTGTATCACTGTTAAGAGAATCAATTTCAATTTCAATCTGACCACTATTGTTAGTAGATTGTCTAATCGTACATGCACCAGCTTGCTTGAAGATAAAATCTCCTGATTGTGGTGCAATAGGACTTCCGTTGTTATCACTACCAACTTTAGTAACAGTATTAGTATCTGTACTGTCAATATTAATAGTGTTTCCTGATTGACTTACAGTTACATTTCCACTAGATCCACCTGTAATGGTAACATCAGATTGTGTAGTTCCACCAGAAGCTGGAATGTAAGATCCTGTAGATCCACCTCTAATTCTAGTAACAGTATCAGTTGAGGTGTAAGTAATTGTAGCATCACCACTACCATCAACACCAGCAGAAACTGTTGTTCCTGTACCATCTAAGAATGTAAATCTTCCTGTTGTTGTATCAGCAGGACCGTATGTACCACCAGATCCTGCACGAATTTTAGTTTTAGTATCAGTATCAAGAGCATCGATATTGATAGTGCTACCAGTCATAGAAACTGTAGCAGCACCAGTATTTGTAAAGTTGATTGCTCCAGAAGTTGCAGATCCACCAGCAGCATTTAGTGTGGTGATAGTATCACTATCGTTTACGTGACCACTGACTGTAAGAACATCTCCAGATCTATCTAAGAATAAAGTTAAAGCATTTGATCCAGCTGGAACAGATGCAGGAGATCCTACAGCTAAAGTAACATCATCATCAATACCTGCACCAGCGTTACCACCAGATGTTAATCTAATAATTTTTTCAGTAGCACTAGCACCATCTACAGCAGAAACAGCATATGTTGTATTGTTATCAGGAGTGGTTACAGATCCACCCAAACTAATTGCAGTACCGTTAATAGTAATACTACTATTTGATAACGAAGAGTTTGGAATATTGTTGATTGTGTTTAGAGAAGCAGAAAATGTACAACTCTCAAAAGTTTTATTGGTAATTGTTTGGTTCTGTGTTAGATAAACATCACCAGGACTGTCCCAGAAAACTGTAACTCCATTACTGGTCAGATATTTATTTGCACCAGTGTCTCCACCAACAATGATACCATTGCCAGTGAGGTCTAAATTGTCACCCGATACAAGTTCTTCAATCTTCTTGGATACAGAGTTAACAATTAACGGAAAACGATCAGCCATTTAACTTTCCAATGGATACTAGTGCTCAGGTTTATTTATGCCTCATGAAACAATGATCTGTCCAGACATACCACTATGGAACCTGCAGATGTAATAATAAGTTCCTGGTGTTACTCCATCAGTATCCCATGTCAAGTTCAATGATTGTTGTCCATTATTAGTAATTGTTCCACTAGTAACATTGTTACTCGTTCCAGTTGTCTGAGAAGTTTTTATGTGGAAAGGATGACTACCAGAGATGTTGAAAGATAATTCCAATGTATCTTTAACATTTATATTAATGGTTGGGTCTGCTGCATCAACATGAGTGGTTGCTCTATCAGAACCATTGAACACATAATCTGATGCACTATTATTAGTAACAGATAGTGTTAGTGTCTTAGGCGCTGCCATTGGTGCTGGTCTATTAAATGTTGAAACCCTAGGAAATGTAAGACCATTAGATCTATCACCAACTTGCTCAGAGATCATTCCAGTTACATCTTTTCTAGGATTCGTAGCGTGTAGATACACATTTGTACTACCCTTACTACAAGAATTATCATCAAACAATCCACCACTAACATCAAAAGTCATATCATTGTAGATGCTATGATCTTTTAAATATTTTTTAGCAGTTCCTTGTGTAAACCTCTCCTTACCAGTAGCTAAACATGCTAACACACCTGCTACTTGTGGTGATGCCATACTAGTTCCTTGGATAGGATAGTAATAGTTTGGTGCTCCACCATACTTATTATCAGCAAGTCCACTAGAATCATATGCAGAAAGAATATTATTTCCTGGTGCAAAAATTTCAATGACAGGACCAAAGTTAGAGAAAGTTGATCTTCTAAACTCATGATGGTTACCCAAAGATCCAACCGCGATTACATTTGGACCATTGCCAGGTGATGACCCTCTATTGTAATTAACTGTACCCAATCCTGAAATTGATACTTGATTATAGTAATCAACATCACCATCATAGACACAATGAAAATTATTATTACCTGCTGCTGCAACAACTACAACACCTTCTGAAATAGCATCTTGTACATCAGCATTGATTGCTGTGTAATCAGAATTAATTTTCATTTTGTTAGAAGCAAATCCAAAATCTGCTTCTAGTCCTGCCCATGTCCACCCAGAAGGATTAGGGTTTCCAGAATTATATACTGTTCCTCTATAGTTTACCTGTGTAATATCAGCAAGATCGAGTGATGCTTTCTCTAATATATCAGCAAGATTATAACTATAACTCCAACTATGATTTGTAATGGTTGGGTTCTTAATACCAGTGTCAGGATTGACTGCCTTGTTTCTATGGAAAGCTCTTAAGTAATCAAAGATTAATAATGCAGGAACAGGTGTTCCTGTGTTTGCAGTGTTACCAAGGACTTGCATACTATAAATGTTTGCTTCTCTTGCCCATCCATAGTGTTGTCCTGCTACTGTTCCAGCAACGTGTGTACCATGACTCTCTGTGTTAGTAGCATTATCAAAATAGTTTGGATATGATCCTGAAGGTACTGATACACCATCATCATCAATTGATGATACAAGAGTATTTAATTGACCATACCAATCATACTGCACAAATCTTGTCTGTCCTGTAGTAGGACTGAACCATTCCTGACAATCATAAGATACTGGATCATCACAGATAACTACATCAACATGCTTGCCATCATTAAACACAAGAACATCATCAATAACCTGTTCATAAGTTCCACCACTATTGATAAGACCAAACTGACTCTTACCTCTTTGTGCTACTGCGCCAGCACAATGAATATGTCCCCACTGTCTATCATTAGAAGATACGGTAGGTGATCCTTGTGTATCACCTTTCCAATAATTTCCACTAATAACATATTCATTGTAATTGATGGTGTCTCTACCCATAGACATACCAAGTTCTTCAGGTGTCAATTGAACATCCCACACCCTAGGATCTTGACGCAATACTTTTGCTTGATCTCCATTCATCTTATAGTGAGTGTTCCTACTCATAGGACGCTTCATTACTAGATGAAAATTGTTAGATTCCATCTCACTGTAAAACTGCTCCAAATCTTCATGCTTATGGAGCGTTACGATGTAGATCTTATCTTCCATATTAAACCTCTAGTTGGAGATAGGTAAGAGTTACTTGAACGTTTGCTGTAGATCCACTCTTATTAACAACCTTAGCATAGGTTGTGCCCGCTGCAGAAGAATTAAAACAAATAGTTCCAGGTGTAATTAACTGTGTCATAGCACCAGTAGTAATTACCTCAGAAAGAACACCAGAACCAGGAGTTGGATCAGTAGTTTCTAATCTACCTGAATCATTTGTTCTAGCATTACTACTAGTATATAAAGTAACCCATGCTGCATGTGATGTTTCAATACTATACAACACATATGTCTTAGGAGTTGTAATAGAAACATTTGCTACACCATTATTAGCAATGGACTGTTGGATCTGCACAGATGATCTAGATTGTAGTCCTTTAGGAGTAGACCACGTTACGTTACCAGCACCATCACTGGTAAGATAATCACCACTAGTTCCATTGGTAGTTGGATAGGTTAGACCACCAGCAGTTAGTTGTCCAACAGTAATGTTATTAGAAGTTGTAGCACCTCTGCCAGTTACAGTATCAAGTGTGTCTGCTTCTGCTGTTAGATAACCTGCCGAAGCATGATTACCCCAACCATATGCAGCATCCCAGTTTGCAATAGTTAAGTTTGCTGTCTGAGCATAAGAAGAAAGATCAGGAGGAGTGTAACTAAAAACACCAGTAACACTGCTGTAAGAAAGAGTTGGAGATCCAGCAGCATTCTGAGTGACACTGAACAAAGTTCTGTCAGTTGCACTAGCACCAGCTCCTGCTGCCTCCCACGACGATCCATTCCAAGCGTAAATAATACCCGCTACGTTATAGGTATATGAACCGTCAGTTGCCTGCCCTGCTGTTGAGGGAAAATTAATTGCCATTTCTTAAGATGCTCCTTCCGTTGGTATTTATTAAGCGTCAGTAATTGCCAAGATTGCTGCTTTAAAATCATCAAAATCAGTAGAAGCATTCAACGCTTGTTTCAATTTAGCAAGAGTTATAACATAACTTGCTGTTTGTGCTGATCCACCTGCATCATGTTGTGCAGTTTTAATATAAGGTCCTTCATGATAAAGAGTATTGTCTGATAAGAATAGATGTCTAATCTTATAATCAGCAGATCCAATGTCATGTGCAGCGTTAGAATTAGGAATAAGATGTGCCAACATAGACACCGTACCAGATCCACCAATAGTAGTTGCATCTGCCAATGGTGGAGATGCATCAACCCACTGAGAACTATCGGTATCTGTATAGTATACTTTTAAACGACCAGTGTCACTTTCCCACCATAAATCACCAGAACTAGGAGATCCTGCAGGAATAGTATCACTAATAGTTACGTTAGCACCACCTCCACCACCTGATGGTGTGACCCATGACATAACACCACCAGTTGTACAAGAGAGGACATCTCCACTAGTTGATGGTAATGCAGGAAGTTGATACGCTGCATTGCTTGCTGCAGCATAGTCAAACATTGCATACCCAGTTCCAGATGTATTATTAATCTTGAGTGATGCTGCGGATCCACTTAAATTGAGTGCTCCGTTTGGTGCATAATTACCCCAACCATATGCTGTATCCCATTCAGTAATCTTAGTGTTAGTAATACCTGCTGCGGCAGATGCACCAAATACAGGATCAGTTTCTGTATATGTTGTAAGATAACCACCAGAAGCATGGTTACCCCAACCATATGCAGTGTTCCAATTTGTTTTATCTTGTGCTGTTGCAACTAAATATCCTGCTGATGCGTGGTTACCCCAACCATATGCTGCATCCCAGTTGGTGATATTAGATGAAAGAATACCACCTGCAGGAGATGCACTGAATACTGGATCAGTTTCTGTTGTTAGATAACCAGAAAGATCAGGTGGAGTATATGTGAATACACCAGTAGTATTACTATAAGATAAAGAAGTTGATCCTGCTGATGCTGTTTGAACAGAAAGATCTTGTAGTGTGATACCAGCATTGCTAGTTCCTACTAGATCAGGGAATGCTTTCCAAGAACTAGATGATGCTTCCCACTTAAGAACATATCCATCAGTAGGAGCAATAGCAAGATCAACATCACCCAACTCATCAATAGAAGATGTTGTATCAAGTAACTGTGTCCATGCACCAGCGTGTGCAAAATATCCATGACCTTCTGCATGAACATGAGCGAACATACCATGATAGGTAGTTGCGTTTGGAAGATCACCAGTTGTAGCAAAGTTATTAGAGTAGTATAACTTACCTGTAGTTGTAATGTCTCTGGTAGTTGTTGCACCTCTAGACAATACCGTGTCAAGAGTATCTGCTTCACTATAACTTGTTAAGTATCCAGCAATAGCATGGTTACCCCAACTATGTGCATCATCCCAATTAGAAATCTTTGCTGCAGTAACACCAGCAGCATCACCAAGTGATGTTAAGTATCCTGCTGATGCATGGTTACCCCAACCATATGCAGTGTCGTAGTTAGAAAGATCAGGAGGAGTAAATGTAAACTCACCGTTACCTGAATTATATGATAGTGAAGAACTACCAACAGCACCTACCGTTACACTAGGTAAAGGAGGAACTGCTGGTTTGTTTAAGATAACACCAAGACCACTTGATGCATTCCAATCTGCATTTATCTGTGCTGCAGGGATGGTAGGTTTATTAGATAAACTATTATAGTCACCATCAAAAGGAGTAATCCAAGCGAGATCAACTCCAGTAGTGCTCAAGACCTGACCAGAAGAACCTGCATTCCCAGCAGCTTGGATAGGTTTACCAGCAGGGATGTTGAGACCTTCTTTAATCTCAATAGGAGCATCATCCCCGTAATTAGCGATCTGGTTCGCAAGAATTTTTGACATACTTCCAGTCCTGAAGACAGTTTTATACTAAGCTAGAAGTATTTATTAAAGCGGATGATCGGACTTGAACCGACGACATCTAACTTGGAAGGATAGCGTTCTACCGCTGAACTACATCCGCAAAAAATGAGGGAGGTCAATCCCTCGTGGACACATGCACGCCACTTGTTTCTTTTAGTTGTAAACAAGAACCAACCACACGGAAGGGGTCTTTTGGATCCACCACTTACTTTTTACCAGAAGCAAGAAACTGGGCGGGAGAGATTCCCATCCGCACCACTTGTTCTTTTGGAAAAACAAGAAACCCGAGGGGTCGTAAAACCCATCCCGACCAGGGCTCTTTTATAGTCATACCGAGACTGTATATCAGGTGAAGGTGATTGTGTCATCACTATTAGTATTGATGCTGATGTTACCACCAAAATCAATTACGTTATCAATACGATCAAGATCGCCACCAGGACGTAGGTAATCAGATGACAAATTGAATGAATAGTTAGTAGAATTAACTTTTCGATTTAGATCACTGATCTGTTGGTATTGATTGAAGAGATCAGTAAGAAACTCTTCATCGCCCTCCGCAAGAGCGTTGATCAATGCCTGACGAATTGCTTCTTCAGCAGATTGGACTTGTGATTTTACGCTCATAGTAATTATCGTGTAACGTTGTCTTTGATGTAGCAGGGAACACCTTCTGGATCTAACCACTTGGTGTATTCAAAGTCCTCCAAAGCATAGTCCAGTTGAACTGAATTGTCAAGGAGGTACATATCAGAATAACGCTTGGTCCAGTCGTTGTACTTCTGGATGCGATAATCTGGCATACCGTTGATCTCTAGTGTACCGCACTGAACGTAGCGATACGGATAGCGTTCAAGGATGACTTGGGGTTTGGTCATGAAGCTTCTTCGTGGTTGTTATACAGATTATACCACTCATCATCACTCATGTGCTCGGTCATGGGTTCCAGTTCTTTAGCTGGCACAGCAACAACTGCTTTACCATCTGGTCTCCTGATTACAAACTTCTGTCCTTCTTCGATAAGGTCCATATACTTATCAAAATTACTCTCAAACTCTTCTAATGTTACTTCTGTCATAGTTGGCAGCAAATTTTTTCACGTTGCATATGTTTAATCGATTCTTGACAACCACCTAAATGAATATCATCTAGGGTTAGTTGTGGAAAGGTAGATCCCTCTCCAAATTTAGCATAAAACTCTGCTTTTGTAAAGTCACGATCTAGTTCATATGATACGTGCTTTAACTCCTCTAACTCCATAACCTTTTTGATCTTCACACAGTAAGGACAACCAGGTTTTGAATAGATTGTAATCATTTTAGTTCTTTAAAATCTTTATCGAAGATAGCGAGTCCAGCGTCAGTTAAGACATGATTATACATCTTGCCAAATACAGCAGGTGGCAATGTAACTACATCAGCACCGTACATTAAACATCGAGAAACGTGATGAACATCTCTCAAACTAGCAGCAAGAATTTGTGTCTCGACTCCATGGACATTATATAGTTGTCCAATGGCACGAACTAGTTCAACTCCACTAAAAGAATTGTCGTTCATACGACCAACAAAAGGAGAAACGTATGTGGCACCTGCTTTTGCTGCCATTGCTGCTTGTGCAACAGAGAAACATAGAGTTACATTTGTTTTAATACCCTGTTCTGAAAGATCTTTACAAGCAATCAGACCTTCTTTAGTGAGAGGAAGTTTGATTGTGACTTCCTCACCAATAGCAATGTACTGCTGAGCATTCTCAATCATTTCACTAGCAGTATTTCCATCAACTTCTGCAGAAATACTCTCGAAAGCAAAATCTGTTGAGAGAGTGCTGATGAAATCAAAATAATTTACACCAGATTTACGTACAAGTGTGGGGTTGGTTGTAATACCATCTACTAGTCCAGTAGCATATTGCTCAGCGATCTCTCTGTAGTCGGCAGTGTCTAGAAAAATTTTCATGTTTAAAAAATGATGTGCTGGTAAAGTTACCAATCGGGGTGATAGGATTTGAACCTACGGCATCTCGCTCCCAAAGCGAGTGCTCTACCAAACTGAGCTACACCCCGATACGTTGTTCAATGCTGACGCACTGTTCCTGTAAATTATACCTCAGTTTGTGGTTGTTTGTCAATACATAATACCCGTCTATGTCCGAACCATTATCAGTCCATCCATATGCTAGCACACGTTCGCAACTACCATTGATGGTAAAGCATTTGTCAGTGTGCAGATAACTTTCATACCTGTTGTCTAAGTCAATCATCGTTCCTCATATTTTAATCGACGTACTTTACGCTTACGTCGTTCCTCTTGGTATCTTAAATCTTCCGATGTAAGAATACCTTTATATTTAATGTTCTTGTCATGTCTCAATAATAACACTTCGTTTAAATCAATTGCACCAACAAGATCATCTAGAACTCTCATTTGATTGTGACATCCACAGAACTGAACTTTTCTGGTGCTAGTTAATTCTGCGCCACATACTTTGCATTTTGCCGTTAACATTATACAGCATTTAACCTCTTTGAGGGGGATGGGAGATACTGGGATCGAACCAGTGACAATCTGCGTGTAAAGCAGGTGCTCTACCTCTGAGCTAATCTCCCAATGTCGGCAAGAGGACTTGAACCTCCACGTCATAAAGACACTAGAACCTAAACCTAGCGCGTCTACCAATTCCGCCATGCCGACAAGGCGACTCAAGTAGGATTTGAACCTACGACCGACTGCTTAGAAGGCAGTTGCTCTATCCAGCTGAGCTAT